ATTTCGTAGACCATATCAGGGTCATCAAGGGCTATCTGACACAGCCCCAATGCTACAGTATAGCACATCTTTTTTTCTTCTGTGTCTTCTTTATAATTAGAATCTACACCACAAGCAAATCTATTTTCACCTACAGGTCTGACGACTAAGATGACACTCTTCTTGTCGATTGGAACTTCATTATTCATTGGATATCTCCTTTGGATTATTTATTTCAGCGTACCAAACAAACTTAGGATTCTTTGCTTGAGATTGTTGTTGGGGCAAGTATTGAATGTTATCACCCCAACATTTATGTTTATATGGACAGTATGAGCAGATAGTAGACAAAACTTTATTACCTGTGTTCTTTCTATAGAACACTTCATCTTCTAATTCATAACATCTTTCAAAGGGGGCATCTTCCATTAAGGCTTTAATGTTTTGATGCACTTTATCTAACGCTTGAGTACGATACTCTGCGTCATCCTCTGGGGGCTGTGTCACTAATATTTCGCCAGTAGCTTTATTAACAACAATCCAACCCCCAAAGGATTTACCTGTGGCTTCCGAATACAGATATCCTTGGGAGAGATATCCAAAGGTGTCATCCTCAGCAATTTTGTGAAAACCACCACCATTTTCCCCAAATTTCTTTTCAAAAGCAAAAGGTGAAGCTGACTTAATATCATAAACTTTATCATCAATAATGATATCATAAGTACCTTTAATATCAAAGTAAGGAGTATTCAATCCTACCTCACCTTGAACTCCCTCTACCTTTGCTTTCACAGCACGTAGCAACATGACTACCACTGCTTCAATAATGTCACCAAATAAATTTCTTAATTTAAAATTATAATTCTCATAAGAAACAATGGCATCATCACCTGAATATTTTTTATCCATTTGTAATTGGCATAGGGGTTTACCAATGTTGGACATTCTAATACGAAACTCTTTTTCTCTTGGCTCTGTAAACTGTTTACGGATTGCCTGTTCACAATCCTGTTTAAACATTTCTATAATCTGCTTAGGTATAGCAACAGGCTCTCGCTGAGCCTGTGCTAAAAATGATTTTACTTCTTCTAAGAAAGTCAAGCTGACATTTCCTTTAAGATTTCATCGTTTAATGTGTCGTCTTCAGTGACTTCTAGTTTCTTTGCTTTACGATGCTCTTCCTTAACATAGTCATTTTCTTGTTTGACATGTTCAAGAAACTTCTGAAGCAATAGCTTGTCCTCTTCCGAAAACTTAACATCTTTATTGGAGTCTTTTATCTTAGCTGTAAAATAAGATACACTACCTTTAGTGTGTTTTTCTGTTCCATTAAATTCTAAAACAGTGTTATACATTATCTTATTACGTTTAGATAGACTCTTTAATTGGTCACCAATCGGTAGGAAGTTCACCCCTCGGACACGATACAATACAGGTTCATCTGTAATTGTTATCTCTTCCCCTTTAGAGTTCTTTCCCTTCATGGATACAACACCAAACACATTACGATAACAAGTAACTTTGTCTTGTTCTATCTTAGACGCAGGGTCTAGGTTTTCTCGTAATGCTTTTGGTACACTGCCACATGCATCTGTACCATTGGTATCAGGTTTAGCATCCGACCAACTTGTAAACATGACTGACTTATAATTATTTTCTTCATTCTCTTCATCATATATATTATATTGGAAGGTATTGAGAAAGGGCCTGAAGTAAACTTTCTCAGCAAAGACGATGCCATGTTTCTGCGAGTCTACTTTATACAGCCCTCGTTTTATCAGATTACCATCGGCATCCTCTGTATCATAGTTAATAGACAATCGAGATAATGCTGAGCCACCGTTATCGGTATCTTGCCCTAGCATTGCCATGAGTTTATCACTCGATAGATTGTCTAGATTTGATATTAGTTCATTTGACATTTAAAATGTTCTCCTTATTATATTTATATTATATCATATAACTGTGGATAAGTCAAGCCAATTATTACCTTTTTTTATTTCAAAGTCTAATGGCACATTTAAATCACAGCTATATCTGGTTAATAGTGAATCCTTAACATTAATAAACCCTGTTTTTATAATACTAATTACATGGTGTACCTCATCAGGATGTACGTCTAGGATAACAGAATCATGAACAGTATTAATCAATAAACTTTTCATGTTTCTTTTCTTGAGTAATTCCCACACATTAATACAAGCAACAGGAACAATATCTGCTGTAGCAAATCCTTGCACAGGATAATTCTTAATCGCTGTTGCCTGAGTAGTCGAACCGTCTTTTCTACGATAGACGTTAGGGAAATAATATTCTCGACCACTAGGTAGTTTGACTATCTTGGTTTTGAAGGCAGTGTCCTGTAAAAACTGATGCCATTCAGCAATTTGTGTATACTTCTTCAAGAACTTTTCATAGTAGTCCTTCTCTTTTTTCTTGCCCATCATTCCACCATACAGAGGTTTGAAGGTATGAGCCTTTGCATCTTGTCTTGAACATCCAATAACATCAGCAGTGTATTGATGAACATCGACTCCATTCTCAATATCTTTCATGCCTTGAATATCTTGAGCCAAGAATACAGCAGTTCTAAATTCCAATTGGGCAAAGTCAACTTCAATGATTTGACCATTCTCGAATCTAGATTTAATAACTCTTTTCACAGGAAACTTATCACCTCTTGGCATGTTTTGGAAGTTAGGTTTAGAAGAAGACAGTCTTCCTGTAGTCGTTACATGCTGATTGAAGGAAGGGTGTAAGATATTATTACCCTTAACATTATCTCGAATCCCTGTGATAAAAGTATTTAAGTATGTTTCCACAGCACTGTATCGAATAATAGAATTGATAAACTCTTTCAATGTACCTTCAGCATAGATAGATATTCTTTGTAAGGTTTCCTTATCTGTTTTAAATCCACCTTGAGCTACGTCTTGAACACTGTTAGGTTTCCAATTGAATCCAGCCCTTGCTTCCGTATCAGTAAACAACATGCCTTCCCCTTTACATCGAGAACATTTAGTTAAGTTCTTAAAGGGTGTTCCGTCTTTTTTGATTTGTCTGACATGCCCTACACCTTTACAATCAGGACATTGTTGAGCAAAGGTTTTGTACACAGGGTCTGTATACTTATTGACTAATTCTTGGAATGCTCTATCAGTCATTCTTGGTCTTTTCTTTTGCTTCTTAGTTCTTTTATCAATACCAATATTAAATAAACCTGACCACAGATTTTTATCTTGTACCTTACGAGAGTAAATAACTTTGGATAAATCCTCAGTGGAAGATAGATTAATCTTTGTATCACCCATTACTTGAGCAATGATTCTATCAATCTTGTTTTTTAATTGATAATATTCTTGAGTCAATTCTTTTTCCACTTGCTCTAATTCTGTTAGGTCAATATAATTTCCATTACATTCCATATCAATCAGAACTCTAAGGAAGTCATTCATCAAATCTCTAGTAGGAATTAACCCCATGTTTGCTCTTTGATTATACAATCTTACTTGTGTAAGATATAATTCTTTTGTAATCTTAACATCTTGTCTACCATAAGTTTCGAGATGCTCCAAAGGAATCTCATCAATACCATAACCGTCTTCCATATAGGTAGCAAGGATATCTGATTTTAAATTAATCATATATCTTTTACAGCATTCTTTGAGAGAAAGAGATTTATCTTTTACCCCTCTCATGATGATGTATTCTGCTAACATGGTATCATAAAGTTTCCCTGTGTAAGTAAATCCAAACTCATACAGCCATGCCATATCAAACTTTAAGTTGTGGCCAATGACTAATGTTGATTCATCTAAAATACTTTGAACCTTTAGTTTGTTTTCTTTTATCTTTTCAACATCCTGAAAATCTTTATGATAGAAAAAGAAATACTCATCATTGATTCCAATGCTGACTAATCTATTCTCAGGATTAAAGGGAGAAGGGTCTCCCTCTTTGTTGACTGTTGTTTCTATATCGAGTGTTGTTATCACTGTGTACATCCTTTCTATGTAAATGAAGCGAATTGTGATAAGACAGGAATAAGTCTAACTTCAAACTCTTTATGATTTCCTGTCAATTTGTTTTTAGAAATTGTTATTTGTCTAACACATGCATCGTTAGGGTCTTCTTCCCCTTCGTCTAGTTTACCTATACCTACAATGACATCAGCTTCAGCGGCCTTTCCTGTTTTGGAATTAGCCATGACATTAAAACTTAATCGTGTTCTGCCATGAGCCTCGGCTGATGCCTGAGATAAACCAATCAATAAAACATTGTGACGTTTAGCTATTTCTCTTGCTTGTAGATAAACCTCACCTAGTTTTTCGTGAGAAGAATTATATTTACCTGATACATTAACCTTATCTAATTGGTCAATGATAAGGATATCAACATCATTATCTTTACAATGATT